ATATGCAGTAGTTTCACCACTGACTGAACCTATATCTGGTGTGTTATATAGATTTGTTATTTTAGTAAAGTTACCAATCTCGAAGGTTGTGATACCAGCATTAACTGTGTTGAAATCTCTAGCCTTGTTTACATCTTTAAATGTGTTTGTGATTTTTTCAATTTCATAACCTCTAACATATGCTTTGCCTGGCGAACACGCAAGTGCAAGTAAAGATTCAGATGCAGTGTTTTCATCATTTGTTGTTGCACCAGTAGTATACACACCAGCAAATCTTTCAACAAACTCAGGGTTGTATTTATCCTGTCTTATTAACGCATCTCTAGCCAAGTTAATTGATGTTGTGCCAGTATAATCTTGACGTTCAGTAAAGTACCCAGCTTCTGCAAACTTTCGCCCTAATACATCTCGCTCTTGTATGTTACCACTCAGCCTATTAATTGCTTCTAATTGTGACTCAGGGTTGTCATAAGAACTTTTAATACCATCAACAGCCAAAACAAATGCCATTGTTTCTGGATCTAAGCCCTTATCAGTGCTTGTAACTTTATCACCAGTTAAATCAAATACTGCATTTTTTGTTACATCTACTAATTTAAAAAGAGAATCTAAATCATTTATGTTTCCAGGATCGCTTTGGCGTGCTTTTAAAGTATTAATTAATGAAAATGGCAATACATGACTGCCTTCCAACTCATCCGCAACATCTGGATTACTTTGTGCGGCAGACACTAATGCCATTGGATTACCTGTTTCTATCCCAAATTTTTCTTTCAAACTTAGTTCTTCTGCTTTTTGATGTTTTACACCCAATCCAAATGGTTCAGTATTTCGTAGCGACTCTTGTTGTTGAGCAAAATTGTCTGCGTTTCTTAGTTTGCCATCTGTATTACTTAAAGCACGAGCTACTTCTTCTCGTTTTTGTGTACTGTTTAATACACCATCAAATGAAACCAATGCTTGTAACTCAGGCATAAATGCAAGAGTTTTATCTAACTTTCCTGTTTGCAGTTCAGCTATTGCAATTTGACGTTGAACTGGATTTAAATCAGAAAACCCTGCCGCTATTATTGTTGCTTTACCTATAGTAACTTCTACTTGTTTTTTAAGATTTACAACTCCTTCAGCCCGTATCTGATAATTTTGTGGAAGCTCTGAAATTAATACTTGAAGGCTTTCAATGTCTTCTTGTGCAGTTGGGTCATTGTTTAAAATTTTTGTTTCAATTAAACTGCGTTGTTCTTGAATAGTACTTTGCACTCTTACGAGAGCATTTGTGTCTGCAATTGTTGATAACTTTGATCGTATATCATTTATATGCTGAGACTGTAGCTGAACCGCCATATCTGAAAAGTCTTGTGCATATGCCGCACCACCAGATGCTGATATTTTTGCTTTTGTTTGCTGTACAAAATTAGATACATCACTAGAAAATGCTTCTTCATTATTTTTATGTTTAGCGCGCGATTGAATCATATATTCTCTCAATCGAACTTCACTATCTACTTTATATCTACTTTGTAAAATCCTATCTATTTGATTTTTAGTTCTACCACTTATATAAGATGGCATTTCATACTTAGAATATTCACCATCTTCTTGTCTAATTGGAATTTGTTGTGCCCAATCACTAAACTTACGTTCTTCGAAATTTTGCTGTAACTCTTGCCCTGCTTGCATAATTTGAGATGCAGTATTAAATGTAGCATTAGATAACGTGCGTGATGCATTAGCTATTTGTTGTGCGGCTCTTGCTTCACCTGCATCTGTCTTCGCAACACCAACAGGTGTGTTAATAAAAGAGCGTTTTGGTGGTACTTTTATTTCAGCCATTATACTTTTATCCTAAACAAAGATGCGGCAGTACCTAATGCTTGTGCATACACTTCACGCTTACCAATTTTTGCTTGCTCTAATGAAGATTCAGCTGACACAATACCAGCACGAGACATTGTTTCTGCTTCCGTCAATCGTTTTGCTTTTTCTCTTGTAGCTTGCAATGTAATCCGTGAGCTAGTTTCTGCCGCATCTGCGGTAACACGACTAGTTAAAGCATCCAGTGTATTGTCCGACATATTCATATATCCAGCAGTAGCACCTGCAACAGCCATCCAATCACTTAATTCTCGTACTACGTCTTGGTGTCTTTGGTCTGCCTCTAACTTAATATCTGGAATAGAATCTCGTAGTTGTTGTGCTGTCTTTGCGGCTTGAACAGATTCAGCTACTCCGACACGAGCCTGGGCTGATACAGCACGCATACCAGATGTAGCAGTTATATATCCAGCAGTTCCTGTAAGAGCCGCTTCTCCCATTAAATCCCATCGTTCATAGAATTTTTTAGCCATCAAACAACAACCTCAATAACCATTCCGTTTATTTGTAAATCAAATGGGACATCTTGAGAAATAGTAATTTTAGGATCTTGATTGTATCCCAACAATCTGAACTCTTTTCGTCCATTAAACTTTGAACGAGCTAAAGAAAAGTCATCTGTTACTGATCGTATAATTAGATCTTTATTATTCACTGATACAGATAGGGTATCTACTAAATCCAATGTAACCATTACAATATGGCGTGGATCACTAGTCATTACACCCGTTGCAATATTAGCATCTATAGGTAGTGTAATCAGTTCAATATCAAACTGATAACCAATAAACGCAGAGGATATTGATTTTACTGCTGATACATCTACTTCCCCACTAGCAACAGTAAACTCACCTAAAAAGTCTGTGCCACTTACAACCTTTACTTTTGCGCCGTTGGCAAACTCACCAGATACAGTAAACACACCACTAGATCCTGAATACTCTTTTGAGTAATCCATAGGAATGTCTTCTAATACTTCTTCTAAATAATAAGCATTAGAGCCTGAACCATTATCTCTTTGTACTGCTGTAAATAAACGCTGACCAACTGAACACAAACTATGAAAATTGCCTGATGTTGACCATTGCGCCCAACCAGCTTTGCGTTCCGATCTCAAAGAGTAAAATGTACTGAGCGTTCCATCTGGATTAACAAAGTAAATATAGCTTTCTGGTCTACTAAACCCACCTTGCAAAACTGTTGCTTGGGTAGGATTCTTAACAAGATGTGGTGCTGTTACTGCAATGTTGCTGGTGTTATAGGCAAGTTCCGCATCGTTGTAGAGATAAGACCCTACCATCTTACCATTTGCTTGCAGATATATTGTAGTACCATCAAATGGCTGTGGTTTTAAGTCTGCCGCACCAAACGCTGTCTGTCGTTTAACCTGTGCATTTGTAGGAGTAATAGGTCTTTCTGTTAGTGCAGGTACATATGATTCTGATGAAGTACCAAATACCTGTAAGTCCCTATTAGATACTAAGTGTTTGACCTGGCTAAATGCACCAAAGCCACCATTGATCTCAATACTTTCATTGTCTAGTGCAGAGCCAATATCAAAATTAAAATACTTTGCTGACTGAGATCCCCAAATAAAGTCTGGTTGCGATGGTGTTCCACCAAACCATAATCTATTTTCATGAAAGGTAACTGCTTGAGGAAAACCCCTTACAGTTGAATAGCTTTGTTCTTGGAACTCACTTGTAGCACCTGTGCTAGATATTCTTGGAGAGCCACCACCTATTGCACTCGCATTTGCCGAAGCCCCTGCTGTAATTTCATAAGTATTGTCATCAAGTATTTCAGCAATTGTCCTAGAGCCATTAAGATTGCTTGCAGAAATGCCCCCAACAGTATCAGCACGATCAATAGTAACAGAGGTACTTGCTGATAGGCCATGAGCAGGGTGCGTAACAACCACTCGGTCACTGCCGTTGACTGTTCGTAAAGCATCAATCGAAAGTTGCTTTCGTATAGTGCCATATATTGTTGCCGTAACAACTGTCGCACTTGTGAAACCTGTAATTTCGCAATGAGCATCATGTATTTTAATATACGATCCAACATGATCACTTGTAAAATACGATGCACTTGTAGTTAGTGTTTTGCCTGTTCCACTTGTTGCCGAAGGTGTTATCGTAATACCCGTACCATGAAAATCATAATATGGTTGAGCAACCTTTGTATTACCTGCAAAGGTATCAAATGCAAATGTTTCCACCTGAAATGTAGTTAAACTAGTCCTAACAATGTTTCGAGTTGCAAACTGTGAATGACACACAAACATAAAGTCTGCATTTGTAGCGTATGTAAACTGCTCTAATCGTGCAGTTGTCCACGGCAATGCGGCAGAATCTACATCTTGAGTAATTACTTGAATACTAGAAACAACACCAGTTGTGGGGTGTATTTGAAATATTTCTAACCGAGCATTGCTAAATGCAAAAATATATCGTTCATCATCAGAAAAAACAAAAGGCTCTAGTCTTAACTCTAACCTGCCAGTAGATACTGATGGACTACTAAACGCGGCAATACGACTTGTGCCAGGTCGTTTCTTCAAACCACCCTCACCAAGAATCATAAGATTTTTGATTGTATTAGCCCCTGCCTTGTATACCTCTGTATCAACACGAGAAGTAAAAGAAGGGCTTAGTTCACCAAATTCGAAGCTGTTGATAGGAATCTTTATCCTTTGCATTAGCTTCTCCTTTCAGCCGCGAACCTCGATGTTGCAAGTTTACGAGATGTCTGTTGTTGACTATCCAGTGATCTTGCCTTTCTCATGGCAATATCATACTTGTTTTCCATGAGTTGAATTAAATTTGGATCTCTTGCAATGCTACCAGCAAATACAGCCGCCATTGCATATTCAACAGCAATAGTAAAATATGAAGGCCAACCAATTTCTAATGCACGAAATGTATAGTCTGCAATAACTACTTCATTACTGCTGGCATTAGAAAACACCTTGTCTCCGTATACCTGATACTCAAAAACAATATCATTTACTGTTAATGCATGAAGCATAAGCAAATCACTAGGTAATTGATGCGCTCTATCAAATCGACCTGTAGGTTCTTCTGTTAGTTCACTTACCTGTTTTTGTTCTGTTGCAAATCTCCAACGAGAAGAACAAAGGTTTGTACGAGCAATATCCTCATACATATTCACAGCTACCAATGATTCTGTTGTTCCATCATCAAATGATGTAATAGGCTCTGCTCCGATAAGGATTAAAGCCCTTGCACAAATATCAATAGCTGAGTTTGAGGCTGTAGATGTCATAAGGTCAAAGGGGGGATTTCTCCCCCCTCATCCTAATCAATCACTGTCTGTTGCAGTAATAGTAAGGCCATCAGTTACGTCAATAGCTGTAGCGCTTACTGCATTTGCATAGATCAATGATAATGCTGGTGTACCCCCAGTAGAAGTTACCGCAATAATCAGATTATTAAGACCAACCATGCCCACTGCATCATTAAAATATCCAGCAGTATTTACCGCGGCAATTGCATCGGTAGTTGTATAATGCCAGAGATTAAAATCTGATGTTGAGGCTAAGTTTGAAAGTCCTGCACTTGCGTATGCCATTCCTACCTCCTAAGAATTATTGTCAAGAAGTTCATAGACACCATTGTCATCAATAACAACAGCACCCATAGACATATGAGCAGTTACCAAATGTGCTACTTTCTGAGGAACATAGTTCACTTCAGTAGACACATCTGAACCAACAGCAAGACCAACAGATGCTGTATGATAAGCAAAAGACTTACCAGCAGACACAGCTGATGTTGAAAAGATCTTGAATCCAAGAAACTCTTTCATTGTCATGCCACCAGCAAACGGAAGATTTTGCTCACCCACAAAGTCACTTGATGCAAACTCGGTAATATTAAACAAGTCTGAGTAACCTTTAGAGTTCATTGCAATATATCGTCCACCGTCTTCTGGAATGTCAGCACCGCCAAAAGTCTCAAATGTTGCCAGCAGATCTGCTTTTTCAACAGCAGAGCCAGTGTCGTGAATTTGAGTGCTATTAGCACCTGCATCCATAGCAGTAATAAGCAACTCATCAGTCTTACGACCAAGAGCATATGCCGCCGATTGTGCAACAGCTTGACGCTCATCAATGTTTGTTTTGAGTTCGTCAAGTTTGTCGATGTATTCGGGAGCAAAATGATCCGTCAGAGTTGCAGTTACATTTGTGTGTACAAGCTCCATGCTTGTTACATCACCGTTCCGAGATTTGGTATTAGCAACGCCTTTACCAATTTTCTGGAAACGAGCAGTTGAACCAGTGACATTGGTTGCTTGACGTACAGTGTTACGAAGTTTAGACCCCATACGCTGATAAGCAAGATGCACTTCAGTTTCAAACTGCGTAATAAAGGCTTGATCAATAGTATTAGCCATTTTTACACTTCCTTAAAACAAGTTACAATTACAGTTCAGAATTGGTTGTCCGTCATCGCTTCATCTAGTTATCCCAAGGGGCTATCAGCTACATACGGGCCTATCAATGTTGATATTGCATAAATAACTAATTACTTGCAAGACTATTTAAATAATTTTTGGAAACCCTCATCAACCTCTTTAATAAAGCCTGGATCTCTTTGAGTAGGATTCCAATATCGGGGATCCTTCATCATAGTATTTAAATCCTCTTTACTTAGTCTGGTTGGAGTTATTGCTTCCCCTGTAATTGGTGTTTCATTAAGAGCATTCATAACTGTCTCCAGCAAAATAACACCATCACCTGTTTGCCCAATTCGCATGATTTCAGGTGATAAACTTTCTGGGAAAAACTTCTGCGCCCACAATCCTACTGCTTCAATACGCGCATTAGCATTTTCTCCGAGCTTTTTTACTTCTTCTTCTTGATCTGGTGTTGGCACCATTTCAATAATTGCTTTGAGATTGTCGTTAAATTCTTCCTGATTGAATCCATTTTTAAACGCAAAATCTCCATACTTTTCAAGAAATTCATAATTTAAATCATCTCCATCTTCAGTATATTCTTCAGGAATTGTGTATGCCCCAGCATTTTCAGGAACACCTTCATTAGCTGATGCTTCTAATTCTTCAATTAAAGTGTTTCGTATTTCTTCATCGCTCTTACCTAACTTGCTTTCAAGTGATGAATAAGAGTTTACTAAATCTTCTGGACTATTGAATTTCTCAGGCAACCACTCAGGGCGTTCTGTTGTTTCTAATGTTGCTTCAGGTGCTTCTGCTTGTGCTTCCACATTATCTGTTGCTTCACTCATTTGCTTTTACCTTTTCTGCATGTTTAATACGCCTCTCAATGAGGCCAACTAAATAACGCTGACCTTCAAGATGTCGAAGTTCAGCATCACTAATGTTCGGCCCACTTACTGATTCAATAGTAATTGAACGTAAATAAGACAGAACTTCTTTACCAAGATCATCTGTAAACAGTGCTTGGATATTTTGAGATATTTTATTATCTACCGCTTTAGTACGGGGAAACCCATCAAGAGATATATTTGTCATTTATTGTTGCGGTGGCAGAGCCGCTTGTTGCTGTTGCATCATAGCCGCCATTTGTTGCATTTGCTCACGCTCTGCCTCATCCCTCACCAATGTATCTGGAACTCCAAACTTCTTAGCAAGATATATTGCCGCCTCCTCTGAACTTACTAGCATGTTGACCATTTCAGGCCCGAATCTTACAGCAACCATTTCAAGAAACCGATCTACTGTTCCAATATCTTGGTTGGCCTGTGCTTGTGCAAGTGGTGATACACTGCGTACCTTAACCTCTCTACCATTTACATTTGGTAAATCAATACGCCCCTGCTTTTTCAAAATAAATACTACACGTTGCAAGATAGGTTGAACCATCTCTGCCATCAAACGACCAAATGCAGATCCAATTCTACGAGATAAATCAGCCATTCTTTCGGCAACTTCTGTAGCTGTAGCTGGCGTTTTATTAGGA